GCGGCACCAACCTGTACGGCGCGACGGTGGCATACTCGGCCACGGCTGACATCATGAACATCAGCGCAGCCAACGTCTTCGGCATCGGCCTGCAAGGGCTGCTTGGTGCTGACACTGTGACGCTGGCCGACGTGTACGCTGCGGGCTACGGCTCGTGAGCGAGGAGGCTGAAACCACTGGCCTGCGGATCGCGGGCTTTGACGTGAAAGGCTGGTGGTTCGCCGCCGCCCTGCCCGTCCTGTCTGGTATCAGCGGCACGATCTACTACGGCTACGATGTGGTCAATCGGTTCTGGGGCGTGGAGGAAAGCGTTGCCGAAGTTCTGGATGTGGTCAGCCGGGTGCAAACTCTGGAACAAGCCATTCAGGACAACGACGTGCGCGGCCTTGCACCGAAGCTGTCGGCAATCAGCACGCAGATGGCGGGCATCTTGGAGCAGCAGAAAGAGTTAATGGACCTGCGGTCTATGGTCGAGAAGTCAGACAGCGTCAGCAGCGGCCTCGCAGGCAAGCTGGAGAAGTACGACGCCGAGATCGAAGACCTGTGGAAAGCAATGGACGATCTGATAAGGAACCCGATGCAATGAGGACAGAACATTTTGTCTGGGCGGCCTTTGTCTGTGCAATTGTCGCAATCTTTGTCCTCTCCGGCGATGGCAGATACCGCTATCCCTGTCAGGATTATCGCAACTGGTCTTCGGCTGAATGCAAGCCGCCGATCTGCACCGCAACTCGGACCTGCCCGTCCGACCTAACAGGAGGCGTAAATGTCTCGGAATGATCCTGACGTGATGGAAGCCAAGCTGCGCTACACTATCGGCCTTGCCTTGGTGGTTATTTTGGGCGGCATCATCTTTGCCATCCTCTACAGCTTGGTCTTCGTGACGCAGCCTATGGGTGAGAGTTCTGAAAACGACCGCCGCTTCTTTGAACTGCTGGCCCCGATTGCCTCGTTCATTGTGGGTGCGCTGGGCGGTGTAATGGCTGCTGGCAATGGAAAGCAAAAGGGTGGCAACGATGAGCCGCCGACACAGGAGTACACCGAATGATCGGGATGAAGCTGGTTGGGATGCTCATTGGCCGCAAGGCTAAAGAGAAGGTGGTCGATGCTGTGCTGGACAAGGTGAACCTGCCTGACCCGGTCGAGAACGCAATCAAGGTTGCGGCCACGGGCAACGTCGGCGATCTTCTCGGCGGTATGGGGAAAGAGATGGCGCAAGAGGCTGTCCTCGGTGCGGTCCTGAAGAAGAAGCCGAAGAAATGAAATGGCTGGCCCTGCTCCTACTGACGGCTGCGCCTGCCCATGCTTATGAAATTACCCGCGTCATTGACGGCGATACCGTGGAGATTGCGGTGGATTTTCTTCCGTCGCCCCTGCCGCCCAAACTCTCAATCAGGGTCATCGGCATCGATACCCCAGAGAAATCACCTCGCGCTCAATGCGACGCGGAAGCAGCTTTGGCTAAGAAAGCCAGCGCCTTTACAAAAGACGCGGTCGCCAATGCGCTTGAGGTCGATGTCAAAATCCTCAAGTGGGACAAGTACGGTGGCCGGGTGCTGGGGACCATCTTTTTAGACCACCAGAGCCTAGCTGAAAGCCTGATCTCTGCGGGCCTTGCCCGTCCATACAAAGGCGACGCCAAGCAGTCTTGGTGCGAATAGGAGAATGTGAATGAGCCTGATTACCGAAGCCCAACTGGCTGTGATGATCCCGACGAATAAAGAAGTCGGCGAATGGTGCGCCGCTCTGAATGAGATGCTGCCTAAGTATGGCATCACGACCGACAAGCGGATTGCTGGCTTCATCAGCCAGTGCGCCCATGAAAGCGCCGACTTCAAGCTTTTGGAGGAGAACCTGAACTACAAAGAGGCCACCCTCCTGCGCGTATTCCCGCGCTACTTCGGCCCCGGCAAGGAGAACGCCGCAGAGTATGCAGGCAAGCCTGAGAAGATCGCCAACTATGTTTACATGGACAAGAACCGCTCCAAGGGCGGCGCTTTGGGCAATACGGAGCCAAATGACGGATGGGTTTTCCGTGGCAAAGGTCTGAAGCAGGTTACCGGGCGCTCCAATACGACTGCCTTCGGCAAGACCATCCGCATGACCGCCGAGCAGGCCGCCGAGTATCTCCTGACCAAGAAGGGCGCGCTTGAGAGCGCACTGTGGTTCTGGGGCAGCCGCAATCTAAATGAGGTCGCAGACACGGGCGACGTGGTAAAGCTGACCAAGATCATCAACGGCGGCGACATCGGTTTGGCAGACCGTCAGGCCCGCTATGCGAAAGCTATGGCTGCCTTGGGCGGCAAGATCGACGCTGCCGCACCTGCCGCCGCTTCTGCGGCCTCTGGCGGCACTCTGCGCCGTGGCTCCAAGGGTGACGACGTCAAGAAGATGCAGGCCAAGCTGGGTCTGGCAGCCGACGGCGACTTCGGCCCCGGCACCGAGGCTGCCCTGAAAAAGTGGCAGGCGGCCAACGGTCTGGCAGCCGACGGCGTGGCTGGCCCTAAGACATTGGCGAAGCTGCTAGGTTGATGTAGTATCCGCGCATCAGGAGATTGCCATGCCGCTCATCCCGCTCCAAATCCCGCCCGGCGTTTACCGCAACGGGACAGAGTATCAGGCCAGCAATCGCTGGTATGATGCCAACCTCGTCCGCTGGATTGAGGGCACCATGCGCCCGGTCGGCGGCTGGCGGGAGCGGGATGAGGTCGGCACGACCGCACCACGGGCGGCCTTGGCTTGGCAGGATCTGAGCGGAGACAGGCGCTACGTCGTAGGCTTCCACGACGCACTCAAGTCTGCTCTAGCGTCCGGCGCGGTGACAGATATTACCCCGGCTGACCTTGTCGAAGGGGATTTGAGCGCCGAAGTCAACACTGGCTACGGTGGCGGATTTTATGGCCTACAGGCTTACGGCGTCGCTCGGGCAGACCAAGGCAATTACGGTGAAGCCACAACGTGGGCGTTAGATAACTGGGGACAAAACCTTGTCGCCTGCTCAACGGCAGACGGTCGCCTTCTTGAGTGGGATCTGAACGTAGCCAACAACGCGGCAGCGATCTCTAACGCTCCAACAGACAACTTGTCTTTGGTCGTCACAGCCGAACGGTTCCTGTTCGCCCTTGGGGCTGGCGGAAACCCACGCAAGGTCCAGTGGTCCGACCGCGAAGACAACACGACTTGGACGCCGTTGGCCACGAACGAGGCTGGCGACATTGAACTGCAGACCAACGGCCAGATCATGCTTGGCATCAAGACACGCGGGCAAACGCTCATCTTGACTGACCAAGACGCACACACGGCAACATATCAGGGGCCGCCGTTTGTGTACGGTTTTGAACGCGTCGGATCTGCATGCGGCATCGCCTCTCGAAAGGCTGCCGTCGCCGTCGATGAAGGCGTGTTCTGGATGGGAAAACGCGGCTTCCATATTTACACTGGCGGCGCGGTTCAGGATATTCCATGCGACGTTGCGGATTACGTTTTTTCCGACATGAGCGGATCACAGTCATCCAAGATCTACGCTGTTAGCAACCAACAATTCAATGAGATTTGGTGGTTTTACCCGTCGGGCGCGTCGAATGAAAATGACCGCTACGTTGCCTTCAATTACGCGGAGCGCCACTGGTCTGTCGGTTCAATCACCCGCACGGCTGGCGTGGACGGAGGCGTGTTCCGCAACCCAATATGGCTGGACGCGTCTGGTGTATCGTACGATCACGAAACTGGCTTGGCGCATGATGGTGCCGACGTCTTCGCTGAAAGCGGACCTATCAGCCTCGGCGCTGGCGACAATGTCATGGCAGCCACCATGCTCATCCCAGACGAGAAAACCCAAGGCGACGTGACGGCCACCTTCAAGACGCGCTTCCATCCCAACGACACGCAAAGATCTTACGGCCCGTACAGCATGGCCAACCCGGTTAGCGTGCGCTTCACTGGCAGGCAGGTTCAGATGCGCGTTGATGGCGCACGCTTGGCTGACTGGCGCGTTGGCATCATGCGGATCGACGCGCAGCCGGGTGGCCGCAGATGAGTTACGGATCGACACCGCCCCCAGTCACGGCCAATCTGCAGGTCTGGGCGCAAAACATTGTGAACTATCTGCAGCGCGTGGCGTCTCGGCTTCAGTTCAAGCCAGCCAGCGCGTCGGCGTCGGACGATGGCATTTTGCTGTGGGATGCGGCTGGCGGCTACCCCGTCGTCTCCAAGGGCGGCGTGTGGCGGCAGATCATTCTGGCCGATGGCCACGCCATCTTCGCTCAGGACGCGACAATTACCGCAGCCGCCAACAACACAGCCTACGCGATCCTGTTCGACGCGCCAGTGCTTGCCGCAGGCATTTCGCGAGATCCGTCCAACCTGACCAGAATTGTCTTTGCCGAAAAGGGATTGTACCGCATCTCATTCACGGCGCAGATCGCTTCGTCATCTAGCAGCGCGCTGGAGTTCAGGTTCTGGCCGCGTGTGAACGGCACAAACATCACGGGCAGCACAATGGTTGCCAGCCTGCACAACAACGGCGCGACCATTGTCGTCTCGCGCGACTCGATTTTTGAGTTTGAGGCTGGCGATTATCTGGAGGCAATGTGGGCAACGACAAGCACCAACGGCTTCCTTGAAGCCCACGCCGCCACGGCCTATGCCCCAGCTTCGCCGTCCGTGACGATGGCAATATCAAGGATCAACTCTTGAATATCATAGAGGCCAACCGACCGCACATTGAGGCCGCGCTGGAGTACAGCGGCGGCACGCACGTCTTCGAGGACGTCGAAAGAGCCATCCTAGAAGGGCGAATGCAAATCTGGCCGTACGGCAATAGCTGTGCCGTGACAGAGATCATCCAGTATGATAGAAAGAAGGTATTGCACGTTTTCCTTGCTGGCGGCGACCTTGAAGAAATCGCCAACGGGATCGACAGCGTAGCGGAGTGGGGCAGGACGCAGGGATGCACTGGCCTTACCATGTCAGGCCGTAAGGGCTGGGAGCGGGTGCTAGGCAAGCACGGTTTCACCCCGGTCATGATCGTGATGGAGAGGAAAATCTAATGGGCGGTGGCGGTAAAACTACCACAGAAGTCAAGATCCCGCAGTGGCTTGAAGACGCTGCGAAGGCAAATTTGGCGAAAGCCGACACCCTGTCGCAGATCGGCTACACGCCGTACTACGGCCCGGACGTTGCCGCCATGACGCCGATGCAGGTGGCCGCGATGCAGGGCACCAACACGGCGGCCAGCGCGTTCGGCATGCCGACGGCAGACCCGATGTCGGGCATGCCCACGGCGAAAGATTACGGCGGCATGTCGGCCTACTCGTCCGGCGACATGTATGACCAAGCGTTGGCTGAGTTGGAGCGTCGGATGCCGGGGCAGTTCGCCGCCCTGCGCGCACCGTTCATCGACCCCGTCACTGGCGCACGCCCCGGTTCACCTTACGGCTCAGGTTCGGCAATGGGCGGCGTGGGCGGGTCTGCCAGCGCGGAGGCAACCCCTAGAGCGGGTGGTAGCGGTCGTGACAGCTACGGGCCAGCGCGCACGCAGCCCTCGGGCACCGGGACAGGCTCTATGGGTCTGCCAGATCCGATGAGCGGAAGAATTACAAGCGTCGGGCCGATTGGCCGTGACGGCGGCGGTGGCTTGGGAGGTCGCAAATAATGGCTGGTGCAGGAAACCCTCAAGGCGTTCAGCAGCCCCAAAGCCCGGTGGCTGGCAACGTCATGCAAACCTCGGCCAACCTGTTCAATCAGGCGTCGGCTGGCCCCAACATCGGCCAGTTCATGAACCCCTACACGTCCGAAGTGATCGGACGGACGGGCATGGACATGGCGCGTCAGGCCGAGATGCAGCGCAACACTCTGGGCGCGCAGGCAACTCAGGCCGGAGCATTCGGCGGGTCTCGCCACGGCGTCGCCGAGGGCACGATGATGGGTGACTTCGGTCGCTCCTTCGGTGACATCGCAGCCCAGCAGCGCCAGCAGGGCTTCAACACCGCGCTGCAGGCCGCTCAGAACCAGCAGAACATCCAGTCTGGTCTCGCCGGGCAGGGCTTCGGCTTCGGCCAGCAGATCAACCAGCAGCAATTCCAGCAGGGTCAGGCGCAACAGCTACTCAATCAGGCGATCATCGATGCAGCCAAGGGGCAGTACGGCGGCTTCACGGGCGCGCCTGCGGCTTCTCTGAACCTGCCACTGACAGCCCTCGGCGCTGGCAATATGGGCCAGAACACCACAACGCAGACGCAGAAGCGTGGCCTGTTCGACTATCTGACGGCTGGCCTGACCGGGCTGGGTGGGTTGATGTAATGGTCCAATCGCTCGCCGAACTGAAGCGCATGGTTTTCCCCGGCGAGAGCGGCGGGGACTATGACGCACTGTTCGGCTTCTCAAACCGCCAAGGCGGGGCCTTTGCGGGCGTCAGGCCGACGCAGATGACAATCAACGAGGTGATTGCCTTCACTGACCCCAGCGGCCCCTACGGGCAGTGGGTCAAGGGGCAGATTGGCCGCGTGGCGACGCCCGTGGGTGGCTTTCAGGTTGTCGGCAGCACGCTGCGCGACACAGTGAAGCGTATGGGCCTCACGGGCAACGAGATGTTCACTCCTGCGGTGCAGGACGCGATCGGCATGTGGATTTATCAGAACCAAGGCCCCGGCGCGTGGGAAGCTTGGGGGAAAAGTGGCGGCGGCGGTAGCGGGTCGCGTAGCAGCGGGAGTGGCACGATGCCGATGGGATTGTTTGACATGCAGGAAGAGCCGCAGACCTTCGGCCAGCGTCTGCGTGAGGGTGTCAGGGGCGGCGGCTTGGTCGATGCCCTCGCGTTGGCTGCGAATAGCCTGCGGATGAACCCTGATCCGAACATCGCGACGATGGTGCAGGCTCGGCAGGAGCGGCGCGGAGAAGAGAGAACGAACAACCGCACGGCCCAGTGGCTGATGACGCAGAACCGCGCAGATCTGGCGCAGGCTTTGATGACGGGCGCTCTGGACGCGAAGACGGCTGTGGCGACGGCCTTGCAGAAGCCCGACAAGGCAAACGTCATGGAAGTCGGCGGCAAGTTGATCGACGAGACGGGCAAGGTAATCTACGACCCGACTGGTGGGGCAGAGCCAGTGCTGTCTTCAGATCAGCTTTCTGGCCTGAACACGCTGCGGGACGACGCCACGCAGGCAACGAAAGAACTTTCGATGATGCGTGATGCGTGGAACAGCATCAACACGTTCTACCAGAACCCCGGATCTGTTAGCGACCGCGCACTTGTTATCGCATTTGCCAAGGTTCTTGACCCGACATCTGTCGTGCGTGAGAGCGAAAGCGCGGCCATTGCCAACTCTGGCAGCCTGAGCGCGGGCCTGCGGTCCACGCTTCTGAACACCCTGCAGGGAGGCGGCAATCTGCCGGATGACATCCGCGACGAAATCCTCAACCTTTCGCGCGAAATGTACGGCCAGAAACTTCCCAGCGTGCAACAGCAAATCCAACTGCTTCAGGACACAGCCGCACGGGCAGGCTTGCCGCCGGAACTTGTTTTCAGCGGCGATTTGACCGCTCCAGCGCAGCTTCCCGCTGTCAGGACGCCATCATCGTTTGTCCCGGCAGGGCCACCCGGAAGGATTTAAGGCATGGAACAGATCGAACTAAAGAACTCGCAGGGCACAGTCATCGGCACTGTTAACGCTGCCGAGTGGGCAGCCATGACGCAAGCCGACCGCGATGCCTTCATGGCTCAGTTTGAGCCGAAGCCTGAGCGCGCAGCCGAAGCGCCGACCGAGCGAGGGCGCGCGATTGCTCAGGGGATTTCCTTGGGCTTTGCGGATGAGATCCTTGCCGGGCTGCGCGCGCCCTTTGGCGAAGGCTCACTGAGCGAAAATTACGGAAAGGCCTTGCAGCAAGAGCGGGACGTGCTGAAGCAATATCGTCAGGACTATCCGATCAGTTCTGCGGCGTATGAAGTCGGCGGCGCGATCTTGCCAGCGATCTTTACGGGTGGCGCGGCTGCCCCGGTAGCGGCAACCCGCACGGCTGCGGTTCTGGGTGGCCTCACGCGCGGCGGAGTTAGCGGCGCTAAAACTGGCGCGGTGTACGGTTTCGGGTCTGGCGAAGGAGACATATTCAATCGTGCCGCCAACATGGGTGTGCAGGCTCTGACAGGCGCAGGCCTCGGTGGCGCACTCGGCGCTATCGGCGGCACGCTGAAAGGTTCCGGCGGTGCCCTGATGAACTGGGTCCGCAACAAGATGGGCAACCGCATCGCTGGCGTCGTATCGAAAGAGGTGCAGCGTCTTGCGGAGCAGGGCGGCCTGACGGCGGACGAAGTCATCGAAGGCGTCGCCAATGGCCGCATCATGGCCGAGAACCGCACGCTTGAGAGCATGATCCGCAGCTTTTACTCTGAGGGCGGCCCGGCTGGCGCTGAGATCAAACGCGTTATGTCTGCGCGCCCCGGAGAGACCCGCAAAGCGGCTATGGAAGAATTGCAAGGCGCTCTGGGTAGCCCCGGCAACCCTCTGGCCAAGCAGCGGGCCAGCGAGGAGTTGACCAAGCGGGCAGAGAACGAGGCCTACGAACGCGCGCTGACTGCCAACGGGGTTGACCTGCCAGCGCCCCCTCAGATTGTCGCGGCGCTGGAGGATCTTGCCATCCGCACGCCTGCGGCCCTGAAGGACGCGGCAGAGGTCGCCCGCGTGCAGTACGGCGTCAAGCCATTCTTTGAGGTCGCAGAAGACGGCTCGGTGGCGTTTGCGCGGGCACCAACGCTTCGCGAGGCGGAACTGACATACCGCAGCCTGCGCGACATGAAGGGCGCGGCCTACACTGGCGGTCGGGGCACACTCGGCGGCGCGCTTGGCGACGTGGCAGAAAGTTTCAAGGGCCAAATTGACGTTGCATCACCGCCTCTGGCCACAGCCCGCACGGCGGCGGCGCAAGTTCGCAACGCACGCGACGCCTTTACCGCGGGTCAAGAAGCCATCCGGCGCTCACCAGACGAACTCGCCCTCATCATCAAGGACATTGAGGCGCTCGGGCCGGATGCCATTGCAGCCTTCCGCGAGGGCATGTTGGCGTCCGTGCGCGCCGGGATGTCTAGACCGAGTGCCGCTCCGGGCCTTATGCGCGGGCTGTCCAACGAGGAGACCGGGCCGGGGACCGCACTGCGGCTCGCCCTGCCGTCTGATAAGGCGGCGTCTGTCGTGCAGAAGATTGGCACCGCAGAGAGGGCGCAGGGCGCGTCAAAGTACGTCCTTGAAGGTCCGTCGACTGCACCAACCATAATGGCTCCGAGGGTGGGTGGCGCTGTGAACGTGGCCGAAGAAGCCACCAACGCGCTAGATGGCGGCCTGATGGCGTGGGCGCGCCTGATCGGCAACGCCGCAGATAGCGTGCGGCCCGGCCTGTCCGACAACCAAAAGCTGGAAATCGCGCGCATCGTGCTGTCCAAAGACCCGGCACTTGTGGCCCGCGCGCTGAAAGACGACAGTGCGGCTGCGAAGCTGATGGAGGCGACGTCTCGCGCGGTCGATATGGTGGTGCGCGCTGGCACTCGCGGATCGGCTTCTGGTCTGAATTTGATGATCGACAATCCTTCGGGGAATGACTGAACATGGCAAAGCGCGAAAAATACGGCCCCGACGTCGAACTGGCGACCGATGACGAGATGGAAATGATCCTCGAAGGCTTCGAGGCTGAAGACGAGCCTGAAGATGACGACGGCGTGTTCAAGCCTCTGGACGAAGACCAGATCGAAAGCATCGTCGGCACGGCCATCGACGAGGCCGTGATGTTTATCGCCGACGAGATCGCCGACCGCCGCATCAAATCCCAGCGGTACTTCAACGGCGAGGTCGATATCGGCGAGGAAGAGGGCCGCAGCACCATCGTCTCGACCAAGTGCCGCGACACGGTGCGTGCCGTGAAGCCGTCGATCCAGCGCGTGTTTATGACGTCGGAGCGCCCGGTGGAGTTCATCCCGAGCGGCCCGGAAGACGTGGCCAGCATGGAGCAGGCGAGCATCTACGCCGCCGCCAAGTTCCGCCAGAACAACGGCTACCAGATCCTGCGCGACGTCACCCACGACGCGCTGGTCAACATCGTCGGCTTCACCAAGGCTTACTGGGCCGAGTACGACAACCCGAAGGTCTACGACTTCACCGATCTGGACGAGGCACAGTATCAGGCCATCGAAGCCTCGCCGGGTGCCCAGATCGTGAGCGTCGAGCAGCGGCCAGACGAAGAGACCATCCGCATAATGCAGGAGCAGGTTGACGCGGCTCAGGCTCAAGCGCAGCAGGCCGCCGCTATGGGCCAGCAGATCGATCCGTCGCAGCTTCCGCAGATGCCAGCCGAACTGCCCCAGCTTTACGACGTGCGCGTCATCCGCCGCAACCCGGCGGGCAAGCTGTGCATCGACACGATCCCGCCCGAAGATTTCTTCGTTGACCGCAACGCTCGCGGCGACGACGACTTCTACGTCATCGGCCACCGCACCGAGATGCGCGCAGCCGACGTCATCGCTATGGGCATCGACGAAGACAAGGTCATGGAACTGGACAACGGCTCGACCGTTGACCTGCGCGATCAGGAAGAAGAAGAGCGCCGCCGTTACCCCATCCAGCGCGATGAGGATGAGAACGCCGAAGACCCGTCCATGAAGAAGGTTATGGTCTCGGAAGCCTACATGCGCGTGGACGTGGACGGCACGGGCATGCCTGTGTTGCACAAGTTCCTCATGGGCGGCACCGCGAACCGCCTTCTGTCCTATGAGCCTGTGGACGACCACCCCTTCGCTGGCTGGCACGTTGACCCCGAGCCGCACACCTACTTTGGTCGTAGCCTCGTCGAGATCATCGAACAGGATCAAGACGCCGCGACGGCTGTGACGCGTGGCATCCTCGACAACGTGATGATGACCAACAACCCGCGCGTCGAGGCCGTCAAGGGCCAAGTCGAGATGGACGACCTCCTGAACAACGAGATCGGTGCCGTCGTGCGCGTCAACCAGCCGGGCATGCTGCGCGATCTGGCTGTCCCCTTCGTCGCTGGCCAGACCCTGCCCGCGCTGCAGTACATCGACCAGATGGTCGAGATGAAGACGGGCGTCACCCGCGCCAGCATGGGCCTCGACCCCGACGCCCTGCAATCGACCACCAGAGCCGCCGTGACGGCCACGGTGAGCGCCGCTGCGGGCCAAGTCGAGGTGATGGTGTCCAACCTCGCCTACACGGGCATGCGCCGCCTCTTCCAGCAGATCCTGAAGCTGATGGCCAAGCACAGCACCAAGGCCGAGATGCTGCGGATCAACGGCACCTACGTCCCGATGGACCCGCGCGTGTGGGACACCGAGTTGGACGCGACCGTCAACGTCGGCCTCGGCACGGGCAAGGAGGAGCAGAAGACGGCCATGCTGGGTCAAGTCATGCAGATCCAGCTTCAGGCCATCGGCACCTACGGCCCGGCCAACCCGCTGGCTGGCATCGCGCAGTTCCGCAACACGCTGGCCGACATGCTAACCACCAACGGCATCCACAACGTGGACCGATACTTCCTGCCCATCCAGCCAGCGCAGCCGCAGCAGCCCGCCCCCGGCGGCGAGCAGCAGCAACCCCAGAGCGACCCGGCTCAGGCTATGGTGGCCGCCGAGCAGATCAAGGCTCAGGCCAAGCTGCAGTCCGACGCGCAGCGCATGCAGCTTGAGTTTATGAAGGCTCAGATGCAGGACGACCGCGAGCGTGACCGCATGCTGCAGGATCTGGAAATCGCAATGGCCCAAATCTCGGCCAAGTACGGCATGGCCATCGACACGGCTGCCATCAAGGCACAGCAGGCGACCACGCAGGCCATGATGCAGCCGCAGCAACCAGCAATGCAACCGCAGCAAGGCATGCCTAACGGAGGCCCGATTTAATGGACACCGTGCAGCGCGCCGCCAGAGCAAAGGCACTCTTGGAAGACCCTCTTCTCAAAGAGGCCTTTGATGTGTTAGAAAATGCACAGATCGGCTTGTTCACCACTCAGGTGTGCGATGCCGAACAACTCATGGAGGCGCACCGAATGGTTCGGTCGCTGCGGATGCTCAAGGACCAACTGAACTCGTTCATAGTGGACGGGAAGATGCTTGAGCGGCGCGAGGAGAAGAGGAAGCAGCACCGTGGATGACACGACTGCACTTGAGAGCGGAAGCATCGATGCCGTGGCGGCCAGCCTGATTGACGGGCCGACGCAAGAAGATGAGCAGCCAGAGGAACTGGAGCAGTCCGAGCAGGACGACGCGCAAACCCAGACCAACGGCGACGAGGTGGAGGCCGATGAGGCTTCTGCAGACGAGGACGAAGGCGCAGACGAAAGCGACGCGGACGTCGAAGAGGAAGAGCCAGACGAGCAGCTTTACACTGTCAAGTGGGATGGCCGCGACCAACAGGTTACCCTCAACGAACTACTCCGGGGCTATGCGGGACAAGCCTACATCCAGAAGGGCATGCGAGAAAACGCAACTATCCAGCAGCGTTTGCTGGAGGCGGAGCAGGCCCTCAACAGTGACCTAAAGCAGGTCGCTCAATTCGCTCAGGCGTTGCAGACGGGTCAGTTGCCCATGCGACCGCCGAAACCTCCGAGCGAGGAACTGCTATCGAAAGACCCGATTGGCTACCTAGAGGCCCGCGTCAAATATGACAACGACCTTGCGGCATTCCAGCAAGTGCAATACGCCACGCAGGAATTGACAGCACGTCAGGCTCAGGCAGAGGAAAAGGCCCACAAGGCTCGCCTCGCCGACGAGCATCAGCGTCTGGCGCAGGCGATCCCTGCTTTCGCAAAGCCCGAAACGGCGGCGAGGGTGAAGCAGGATCTTCTGGCGGCGGGTCAAGAGGTCTACGGCTTTGAACTCGACGAACTGCGCTCGGTCGCTGACCACCGCATGCTTCGCGTCCTGCACGATGCCGCCCAGTACAGGCGGCTAATGGCTGGCAAGGCCACTGAGAAGCAGCCCTCGCAGGCACCCAAGACGCCAGTCATCAAGCCGGGCGTTAAGGCTGCACCGCAGGCGAGCAAGCGGGTTAAGAGCGAGCAGGCTAAGGCCCAGATGAAGCGCAGCGGAAGCGTCGACGATGTCGCACGTTTCCTCCTGATGTAACCCCAAATGAAGGATCACAGCCATGGGCGTGAACGCAAACACTGAAAAGACTTACGACGTCACCACGATCCGCGAGGATCTGCAGGACGCCTTTATCTCCATCTCCCCGATGGAAGTCCCGTTCCAGTCGGCCATCGGTCGCAAGACCGCCTCGAACACCTATTTCGAGTGGACCGAAGTAGATCTGGCCTCCCCGGCTGCAAACCGTGTGAAGGAAGGCGAAGCTGCCCCCGGCAACGACGCACCGACCAACGGCAAGCGTCTGGGCAACTACACCCAGATCTCGGACAAAGTCGTGGAAGTTTCGACCACTGCCAACGCAGTGAACGGCGCTGGCGACATCCAGACCATCGCGAAGCAGATCGCCTTCAAGCTGAAGGAACTGAAGCGCGACATGGAAGTCATGCTGCTCTCGAACATCGCTGCCGACGCTGGCGGCGCTGACGAGGCCCGCATCACCGCTGGCCTGCCCGCGTTCCTCCGCACCAACGTGGACCGCTCGACGGGCACCGTTGACGGCGCGAACCCGACCCTGTCCGGCACCACCGCTGGCTACCCGGACGCAGCAGCCACCGACGGTTCGGTGCGTGCGCTGACCGAGGACATGCTGAAGTCGGTCATCGCCAAGT